TTTGTCTAGATTGATGGTGATCATTCTGCGTACTCCCAAGCATTACGGAATGTTCGATCCGTTGGAATGTCAGTAACATCCACAATCTTAAAAGGCTTTCCAGCAGGAACATCCTTAGCGGCAATCTCTTCAATGGTCAGGCCACACTCAGGAGCAGGAATGACGATAGCCACACCGCCATCGTCTGTTGGGTAAATGATTCTTTGGTTCATTTTTGTTCCTTTGATTAGCGGAAGACGGCGACAGTGACCACAGTAGGATCAAGGGTTGTTGATACAGATGCGCCACCTGTAACTATACGCAAAGAGCCAACAGCAATGTTTCCTGAAGCACGCCGAGCCGAGACTGTCAACCTGTTCCCGTCAGCAGCTGTAGTGTCAATTTGACCGCTACCGACAAAAGAATAGTTCACATCAGGCATATTATTTTCGAAGACTACAGTGTAGTCCCCAACTCCGTTATCAGTAATACTTTGCACGTTCCCGCTTGCGCGGATAGCTGGAGTGCCAGTGCCGTTAAAGTTGACCCATGCACGGCAGCCGTAGGCTGTAGCAACAGAGCCGTAGCCGGAGTTAAATTGCAGGTCGCCAGCGCCTGTGATCTGCATTTGCTCAGTTACAGTGCCTGTGTTTGTAGCTGTACCAAACTCCAAGTTGCCGCCGCCTGATGTGCCTTGAGCAGTGGCAAGAATGTACGCACCAACACGGGCTGATGTAGTTGCGTCTGCTGAGTACCACTCAATTTTGCCAAGCGGTTGATTCGTAGCCGTTGATGTGTCTGTGTCAGTAAAGCGCAGAGTGTTGTTTGCATCAGTACTTAAAAGGCCAGTGTTAGATGCGGCAAGGTCTAACAAATCAGCTGGTGAAGCTGTGCCAATACCCACGTTACCGCTAGCATCTTTGTAAAACTGTCCAGAACCTAAGTTGACAACACCTGTTCCGCCTGTTAGTGTTCCGGTATAGCTAGGATTAGCTGCATTTAACTTCAAACCAAGGGCAGTATCAACTTCAGTTTTAGTATACGCATTTGTAATACCATAACCTAAAATGGTTGTAGGAGTACTGGTAATCTTACTCCAAGCAAGAGATGTTAGCCATGTAGGATCTGCATAAGAACCTGTAGTGTAAATACCGTTGGTTACAGTGCCTGCATTTCCTGAAATAGAACCTGTGATTGTGCTTGAAAAAGTTTTAGTACCCGCAACGGTTTGATCGCCTGTGAGCTTGACAACAGCGCTATCAGTCGCATAACCAGCAGAGGCATGGTTGCCCCACCCATAAGCTGTATTCCAATTAGAAGAGTTATTAGTAGTGCTATACCAGCTAGAAGCTAAATAAACAGGATCAGTTTCTGTCTGAACAGGAGTATAACCTAAGGCAGTTGTCACATCACTGGATGATAAAGTAACAGCACCTGTGCGAGTATTGAAACTAGAAACTGCCGAGGCAGCAGCAAAGTTCTGCCACGCAGATCCACTATATACACGCATCTCAGGAGCTACTGTATTGAAATACAAAGCACCCGTAAGCAGCGCATTACCATCGTTATCCAAAGTAGGGTTGCTTGACTTTGCACCTAAGTAACGATCATCAAAGTTATCGTAAACAGCTTGAGCAGAAGCTAAAGCAGCTTCAGCGGCAGCTTGAGCAGTCTCTGCATTGGTTTCAGCAGTCTCAGCGTTAGCTTCAGCAGTTTCAGCATTAGTCTCAGCTAACTCAGCAGCGGTCTGTGCAGCCTCAGCAGCAAGCTGAGCAGCTTCAGCAGCAGCTTGTGCAAACTCGGCAGCGGCTTGAGCAGTCTCAGCGTTAGTTTCTGCTGTCTCTGCATTGGTCTCTGCGGTCTGTGCGTTAGTTTCGGAAGTAGAGGCAGCCGAGGCACTCGATGCAGCAGCAACAGCCGAGGCAGCAGCAGCATCTTTGTAGCCTTCTGCTTCGTCAGCAATGATACGTACTTCTGTTACATCGGTATCGGTACGAGCTTCTCCTGTACCACCGGGGCCGCGATAAATTGTCATGCTAGTTCCTTAGTCTTCTTAACTTGTTTAACTACTTTAACTATTTGTTTGTGTTCTAGCTGAGGGGTTTCAACAATTTCATACCACTCAGGATTATCTCTAAAACTCTTAATGTCTACATCACGAGAAACTTCTGCAATAGTCTGAGGTCTAGTGCTGTGTTTCATTTGAAAGCGTACCACCATATATTCTCCTTTATTTATTACTCAATAGGTATAAGTAGTAAAGAAAAGAGACCCCCGAAGGGGCCTCCTCAGTCAATCAATTAGGCTGCCGAAGCGTCCACGATGATTGGCACTGCGCTGTAGTCACGCAGTTCTGCCACGCCGTACAGAGTGTCAGCAGTGAACAAGTTACCGAGGTATTCTTGTTTGTACTGAGTCTGAGCGCGCACGCCGATCTGCTCAACCAGAACAGCCCAGTCACGGTGGAACATCAGAGCCACACGGTCAGAAGCAGTGTTACCAGCAGCGGTGTCGCAGTTGGTAGACACATACACTTTCACGCCGTAGATGTCGCCGAACTCACCGTTCATCAGGGTAGTACCTGTGCCCTTGAAGGCTTGCTCGGTGAAGCGGTTGATACCCAACATGCTGTTACGAGCAACAGGAGGAACCACCAACGAACGACCGTCCATAGGAACGTCTTGATCGTCCAGCAACTGGATAGCTGCACGGATACCAGCATCAGCGATGTTGGCAGCGTTAGACGAAGAGTAGGTGTAAGCAGCGCCAGTAGAACCGATGATACCACCAGAGTACTGAGCGTTAGCGGAGTTACCGCCACGAGCAGCACGAGCCAGTTGGATCAAAGTGGTGTCCACTTGCTTGCCCAGAGCGTGACCAGCGTCATCAGTGTAGAAAGAACGCAGGCTCGACAGAGCTTGGGCTTCCACGATGTCTTCGATCAAGCGGCTGTACTCGAAGTGTTTGTTGATAGAGATAGCAACATCGTTCTCAGTTGCAGCAATCAAGGTAACTTGAGTGCCAGCAGCCTTAGCGGATGCAGTGCCACGGGTAGGCGAAGGAATGTGAACGGTGTCACCTTTCTTGCCCTTGAAGCTCATCTTCTTGACCAAGTTGGCCATGACGAGGGATTTTTTGTATGCTGCAACAATCTCATCGCTCCAAACTTCAGGGATGAAGGTTGCTGCGGTGGTGACTGTGACGTGATCTGTACCTAAAGCCATTTAAAATACTCCTATAAATTCAAGAAAAAATAATTATTACTTAACTCGACCCTGTGCATAAGCTGCCATGATTTCGGGTTGGAGCAGCTCATACCGATCTGGGTCGGTCATCTTCAGACGGATTAAATCCGCACGGCGGTAAACTTTCTTTGCAACTTCGCCAGATCCACTTGTATCCACACCAGCGGCTCGAAGAGCTTGTGCTTGTTGTTTCTTACCAGTTTCCTGTACGTTGTTGTTACGAACCTGTTTAAGTTCTTTGTACGTGGTTAAGAGTTCATCTGCTGAACTGAAGTCAAACTCTGCATCAGCCTTGGCATACAGACTCAGACGAATAGGGCTTGCCTTGACCCACTCCTGAAATCCAGTGTCGTTGGCAATACTGCCAAAGTCAGGATGTTTGGAAGCAAGCTGCTGCGCTGTCTTCATCCGTTTAAGCTCAAGGTTGGCCTGTTTAGCCTCCAGAACTGCGGGGTTATTCTCGATTTCATGTTTAATAGAACCTTTAGGATTCTCAAAGAAATCAACTTCGGGCGTACTTTCAACAGTCTGTACCTTACTGTCGCTTTCGAGTTGCCGTTTGAGGAGCTGATCCGCTAATGAACGTACTTCATGTACTTCCTGTGCTTGCCTCCCAATCATCTTTTCAGCTTCTTGGTGCATCTTTACGATGTCTTCAAAGGCTTTACCTTTATATTTATCAGGAATTACATTCTCTACTACTACAGGCTCGGGAGTTTGTTCCACTGCGGGAGTCTCTTTTACCTGTTCTTCATCAATCGTATCCAGTGTTGGGTCAAACGATTCTTGCTCAATAAGTGCCATACTATTATTCTCCTGTCTCTCTTGAGATTATAGGACTATGAAATGTGAATACTGATTCCTCAGTACTTACCCGTTAATGCGAAATGTTACTCTGGAACAGCGTAAGAGGCTTTCCTCTCTTGTGCCAGTTTCTCACTTCTCTTTCGTTCCCATGCGTCATACGCAGAAGGAAAAGCACCAGAGATGCCTTCCAACTTTGAACGAACCATAGAAACAATTCTCGTTGACTCTTTACCACAGGCTCGACAAGCGAGTTCCCTGATGGTTTCATCAACTAATGCTTCGGAGATGTGTCCATCTTCACAAACAAATTCAAACATACGGCGCATTACTGTACCTCCTGCTGTAGTTGTTCATAAACCTCTTCACATGTCTTCTTGCGATTTAAAAGAAGATCCAGAATATCCAGTTGGCCCTGACGGTAAGATAAAGATTGTGCGTCTTTGACCGTGCGGATATTTTCTAGCTCTTGTTTTAACTTGTTGAAGTCTTCAATCAAGAACGCCCACCCCTTGGTGGACATTGTTGAGAAGGTTTCTTCGTAATACACTTGAAGTTCCTTATCCATGAGGGGAAACTCCTTTCATTTGTTTATTGCGGCTGACGATTGCTCATCTGTGCGAGTGCGATACGCTCGTTAGAGTCAATATCCTTCTCTTTCAACATCAAATCAGCCAGTTTCATGCGTTTAGCGAAATCAGCATCCTGATCGAGGTTCGTAGCAGCGGCTTGCACCACCTTTACACGCAACTCTTCAGGCATCAACTGAGTTTCAACCATTGTTTGTTGTGCTTCAGCAGCAGCCTTCTGTGTCTGAGCCTGTAACAAGGCCAAATCAGCTTGCAACTTAGCCATAGCAGCTTCTTGTTGCATCTGAGCCTGTTGTTGAGCTTCAGGGTTAGGCTGACTCATCTGATCCAAGGCAGCAATCAGTTCATTTCGGTTGCTCAAAGAGCTATTACCCAAGATTCCCTTGAGAATCAGAGGCAGAACTGGTGTGTCTGGGCCTAATGTCTGCAACAAGGCAATGAATTGCTGCTGTTCAAACTCACGAGCCAAGATACCCAAGGTAGCTGTAGGTATGAATTTCACATCTACAGAGGGGTAACGCTCAGGATCGAACTGCATGTATCGCCAAGCAGCCTTATTGATGAACGGAATCAAGAAATCTTCTTGGAAGTTCGTCAATGTACGCTTATACTTCTTGATAATGCCTGCCATAGCCATAGACATACCTCCTGCACCAGCGTCACGAGGAGCTGCTGAAGGCATACCAGCACTGTCAACAGTACCTGTAGCTTGCAATAACAGTCGTTCGTAGTTCTGAGAGGCTCTAACAGAGGACTCATCAGGTGTTCCGAAGCGCAAAGGCATCATAATCTGGTTAGGATCGCCGTTAGTCAGGAACGATTTACCGGGTTTAACCTCAAACTTAGCACCACGAGGCAAGCGAGTAGCGTCCATAGCCATCATAGGAACGGCTGTAAGGGCACGGGCATCACTGTCCATACGCAAACTACCGTCAATGGCCTTCTGCATGTTGTAGGCTTTCTCCGCTGTACCACGACCCCACACACGTCCGGGGACTGTATCGTCTTGGTACAACATGACAGGACGATCCTTCATCATGTAGGGGTTAGCTTCAGCCTTCAGGAGCTTGCCGCCGTTAGCGATAACGATGATTGCTTCAACCAACTCAGCGTAGTCATCAGCCAAGGAGTCTTCAGGGAACAGGTCAGCAACCTCTTCTTCGTTCTCCAACTGCTCTAAGTACTCACGAGGAACCAAACCGTAGTACGTGAGCATACGCACACGACCATCTTGGTAGGAAACTGATTCTTCGGTAACTTCTAAGTCATCATCGGGGCCATCAGTACCTAAGTCAATCTTACGGTAGATACCCTTTTCCATGCCTTCAACGACCTTGTGTACCGATACGAACTTCTCAATGGCACAACCCATAGCATCATCCAAGGATGTAGCGTTAGGATCAACCAAGAAGTTCTTAGGGTTCACAGGAACCAGCTTAACGGCAATACGGTCTTTCTCGACCACACCGATAGCTGCTTGACCTTGGATGCCGGGAATAGCTTGAGTAGCAGGAGCATACTCTTTCTCGGTCTTGACAACGATCTCACCGATACCTGTACCGTAGATCTCAGCCATCAATTCGATCTGGTCGATAGCTTTCTTGATCTTGTCACGGTTGAAGTCTTCCATCAACTGATTCTTGATCATCTCAACGTCCAAGGCAGTGCCGTTAACGTCCTTGATGTCATCCTCGATGTCAAACCACTCACCTTGACCGAAGATAGCTTCCATGATCTCAGCGTGACGAGTCTCGATAGCCTGCTGTGTGGCAGGAGAGATGATACGGCTACGCTCTGATTCCCGTGTACGGTCTTCAGCGGCCCACTGACCACGGAAGATACGCTC